GGGCAAAGGAGAGCCTGTTTGACGCCTTCCGCAAGCAGGGTGATCTGTCCGAGGCGGCGATCCCGTCCCATAACTATGTTGCCGCCGTGACAAGCGGCGCGATCAGCCGGGACCAGTTTGCCCGGGACCAAATCGGCTTTGGCCTTGCCCAGTGGACGTTTTTTGATTTCAAGACCCGGCGCGGGCGCAAATTGAATCTTTACGATTTCTGGCGGCGCAGCGGACAAGCTCTGGATGATCCGGCCATGCAGGTGGATTTCGCCATCTGGGAGCTGCGGCACGAGTACCCGGCCGTTTACGCCGAGCTGGTGAAATCGGACAATCTCTTTTACTGCGTGGATCTAATCTGCAAGAAATATGAGATGCCTACGTTTAACAACGTGGATGACCGCTATAAGGCGGCGCTGGAGATCAAGGCGATTCTTGCGGCAACGCCTGAAAGCAAACCGGAGCCGGAGCCGGACAAGCCCGAAACGCCCTTCTGGCCCCCGCGAGTTTTGTGCCTGGGCATGGTAGGATCAGACGTCATGCTTCTGCAGGCGCTTCTGCAGGCGCACGGTTTCAGCCCCGGAGCCTGCAGCGGCGTTTTCGACAATGCGACGGAGGAAGCGCTCCGTCATTATCAGGAAAAGAACTTCGACCTTGACGGCAATCGTCTTATCGTGGACGGTGTCGCAGGGTCGAAGTCTTTTAAGAGCCTCGGCTTGAATGTATAAAACTAAGGAGGAAAGAATCATGTATGCACCCGACAAAGCAACCGAAATTAAAGGAGCCATCGCCCTGGTGGTGGCCACGCTGACTGCCCTGTGGGGCTGGCTCGGCTGGGCTGTCCTCATCTGGGTGGTATGCGTGGCCCTGGACTATGCGTCCGGGACAGCCGCCGCCAAGAAAGCAGGGGAGTGGTCAAGCGCCATCGCCCGGGACGGGCTCTGGCACAAGATGGGCGAGGTGTTTGCTGTTCTGGTGGCAGCTCTGTGTGACATTGCCCTGAGCGTCATCCTGCAGGGCTCCGGCGTCCCGATCGGAATTGATTTAGGGCCCATCATCACGCCGGTCGTTCTGCTCTGGTACATAATTACGGAACTCGGATCCATTGTAGAAAATGCCGGCCGCCTCGGCGCGCCTGTCCCGGTTTGGCTCCAGAAATCATTGAAAGATTATAAGCGCAAACTCGATGCCGATCAGGGAATCACGGAAGTTGATAGCGAGCCGGTCTATATCGGGAAACATGATCGGGAACACGAGACCGCGCCCGATAACAAAAACGAAGATTCTGAGAACGATAACGCCGATATCAAGAACGAAAAACAGACAGAATAAACAAGACGCCGCCTGGAGACAATCTCTCCGGGCGGCGTCTTGTGTTTTTGGAGGAAAGTGGTATACTGTCATTGCCGATAAGCTTTCCGCTCATGTGGAAAACTTATCGGTTTTTGCAATCCGGGCCACCTTATTGCAAAAACCGATAATATCATGGGTAAAAATAAAGGGCGAGGCGGCGGTCGGCTTTTTCATACACGATATAGGAGAGAATCGAGCGGAGGGCGGTATTCTTCGCGGCCTCGCTCTGGTCGGGATCCTGGACCAGCGCAAGGACGTTCCGCACCTTCCTCTGATACTCCAGCGGATCGAAGGCTTTTGCCTCAGCCTCGGCCCGGGAAGCGGCAGCCTGTTCCTCCAGGCGACGGATGCCTTCAGAAAGCTTTTCTTTCCGTTCGCGGAACTCCTCCAGTGTGTAGACCTCGGCCTCATAAGCTTCTTGTACGCGCCGAAGCTTTGTGCGCTCAACGGCAATCTGCTTCTCATAATCAGGGCCGAGAGCGGGAGCGGGCAAGGAGCTGGGATCCATAGAGAAAAGACAATTATCAGCGGCATATTCCAGGGCGGCAATCACAAGACGGTTCGCCTTTGCGATACTCAGGGCATGCGAAGTCTGGCACTGGCCGTGAGAGTATTTATGGCATTGCATGGTAGGGCAGGCCGTGGAGGAATAGACAAGCGTGGATCCGCACGCGGAGCAGCGGCAAAGCCCTTTGAGCCTCCAGTCCGCATTTTGCTCAGAGCGGGCATATTTTGGCCGCCCTGCCTTTTTCTCCGCGATCATGTCCTGGACTTCCTTCCAAGTGGGAACGGGAATAATGGGCTCAAAATGGCCATCTGTGAGATAGCTGCGCGAGGTGTCGCCGCCGCGCTGGTAATTGGATTTGCCATCCTTTGTCCAGCGGATCTTCCCGATATAGACAGGGTTTGTCAAAATGTACTCCACCCATCGATTATCCGGCGGATTGCCGCGCCGCGTCCGGACGCCATCAAGGCCGAGCTGCCGGGCGATCGTGCCCATGCCGACGCCGGAAAGATAATCCCGGTAGATCCGGCGTACAGTATCGGCGTCCGCATTCGGCTGATAGTTCTTGTTTACGATATCGTAGCCGAAGGAGGGGATCGTCACGACCTCGCCGCGGCTGACCTTCTCAGACATGCCGCGCTTGACTTCGCCGGAGAGCCGGATGCTATAGAATTCATCCATCCATTCCAGGATCCTCTCGATCAAAGACCCGAACGGGCCCTCGGCCAGCGGCTCGCTGATCGAGATCACCTCTACGCCGGAGCGGGCGAGCATAGACTTGTAGACGATGCTCTCCTCTTGGTTACGGGCGAAGCGAGAGAACTTCCAGACCAGGATCGCATCGAAGGGGTGGCTTTTCTCCTTGGCCCATCCGATCATCCGCTGAAAGGCGGGGCGCTTCTTCGCGTTGCGGCCGCTGATACCGTCGTCCACAAAGACAAACTCTTCCGGTACCACATAATCGTTCCGCGCCGCATAGTCGCGGATCAGCTTTAGCTGACTGTCAAGGCTGTATTCATCCTGCTTCTCTGTGCTGACACGGAGATAAGCAGCTGCATTCTTCATCGGTTCACCTCGTTGCAAAGCGTCCCCGGCGATCACGCCGGGGATTTTTTGTTATTTGCTATAAGCAATACGGACAGTGATGCTCGGAGCAACCTCTTCTTCAAGGATATTATCAAGATTCCCAAGATAGCAGTATTTACCACCACGGACAAAAGCGGAAATATACTTAATTTTGGCACGCTTCAAGAGAGACAGGACATGGGTGTTTTCATCGGAAGAAATATAGCCGACAAGCAAATCATTGATATATACCTGAACGGCATGGGGATCATGTTCATTCGTTGGTTCGGGAACAAGCTCCACCGGTTTGTTTATATAATTATACTGGCTTACTCTCCGCTTCGAGGTGAACAACTCTTTTAACTCATCGTCGGGAAGATCGTAGTCGGGATTAAGGGAGGCGAGCTGCCGGAAATTCTTTGCGTAATATTTGAGACCAACAACGGTAAAGTCTTCTTTTTCCAGACTTCCCGAGGATATGGAACGAGAAGAGGCAGAGCGATCAGGAGAGTGGGAGCGAGATCTGGAAAGACCCTTTGAAGCATCCCAATGATATCCGCAGTCTTTGCAGAGACACATACTGCGGTATTCTACATTGTTTACAGTCGTGCTGACACTGGTAGATTTCCCGACGTACTTCTTTTTCTTGAATAGCTGCATGATAAGCCGGAGCGGGAAAAAGCACAGCCACATAAAGAGGTCAACAATCCACCACCATGAGCCGATAAACAGCCACCATAAAAGGCCATGACCCTTTTGCTTATACTTGGATTTGGTCGTGGTGAATGTCTGACTGCCGAGATCTTCTTTAAACATTTGGATATCAAGGTTAGTGCTTCCACACTTAGGGCAGACTTTTTGTGCCATGATTCTTACCTCCGTTTTCTATCTCACCGCGCTGGTAAAGGCCACGGCCTTGCCCAGAATGCGGATGCTCTCTATTTCTTCGCCGGTATAGACAAAAGGCTCATAGGCGGGATTGGCAGGGGACAGGACGATCTTGTCCGGGTAGCGGTAGACGCGCTTTAAGGTGGCCTCCTCGCCGATCAGGACGGCGGCAATCTCGCCGTTTTCCACGCTGGGCTGCTGCCGGACGTATACGATATCGCCGTCAAGGATCCGGGCGCCGGTCATGCTGTCCCCCTTGCAGCGGAGAGCAAAATCGGCGGTAACATGTTCGGGCATAGCCACTTCACCATCAAGGTTTTCCTCGGCCAGGATCGGCTCACCACAGGCGATAGTGCCAAGCAGCGGAATCGTGTTCATTTTAGGCATAGGAATAATATTATCCGGGAGTAAAGCATTATCCCAGCCCATAAGATATGCGGGTGTGGTATTCAGTATTTTTGAGATAGGCTCAAGGATATTTCCAGGCATTTTTTCGATATCGCCCTTCTCATATCGGTAGATCGTAGCAGGAGATACGCCCAGCCGCTCAGCGACATACTCAGCAGATAGACCAAGTTCTTTGCGGCGCTCTTTCATCCGTTCACCGGTTGTCACTTTTATCACCTCGAGGAAACCTTATCATAAACATTGCAAAAATGCAATATCTAAAAAGCAAACTTGCGAGAGAAAATTGCAAAAATGCGAAATTAGATATTGACAAACAAAAACGCATATGGTATTTTCAAGACGAACTTGCAGAATTGCGAGAGATTAAGGAGGTGAGAAAAATGCGTGTCGATACCGAACTCCTGCGAAGAAGCATTGCGGCAAGTGGCAAAACCAAAGAGGCCGTAGCGAATGAAATTGGTGTTGATTACAGCACATTTGCACGGAAGATGAAGTGCGATGGATTAGCATTCTCTATTGGGCAGATGCATAAGATTGTAGATATTCTTGATCTGTCGACGGAGGATGCGACCAAAATTTTTTTTGCAAGCTAACTCGCAAAAATGCGAGAGATACACAAGGAGGATACCATGAAGTTCATCAAACAGATTCGCGAGGAAAGAGAACTCCTCCACAAGATGATGGAAGCACTTGTGGAGGAGCGGGGTGATGCGGCGTATATAGACGATGCCGCCAGGGGGTTCACTTACTTGTGCGAATGCTCAGTAACTCACCTTCTGGGGGTTGCCGGAGCTGCTGTGGTGCTTGCGTATGCGATCATAGGCATCTTTGTACTCATCGTAAAGTTTTTCCGGCGTGGCGTCTGACAGTTCCCGATTCTGCAGATAAAGCAGGGCAAGTGCTTCATCTACAGTTGCGGGGAATGTCTTAAGTACGACATTAGAATCCATAAATTTCACCTCCTTTCCGCCGAAAAGATATCACATCGAGCGGGAAGGAGCAAGAGAAACCGAATAAGAAGGAGGTGAAAACCGATGGAAGTCAGAGCGGAAGGAGATTCCATAAAGATTGCAGCGTCAAACTTTCCGGAATTCAAGAGCCTTCTGGTCGAGGCCGAAAAAGAAGCACGACAGCTTCATGAAACCTTGAGAAAGCTGTCATGCTTCGAATTCGCCGTGGGAATAACGTTTGAGACGGAGGGCGCAAGCGAGGAGGTGAAAACCGATGGATGAAAAGAATAGACCGCCTGAAGGAACAGAGCGGGCTAAGGAATTAAAGAGTACGAAGCTGACGCTTTCAATCCTCAGTGCATTGAGTCTGATTCAGTCTGCTGCTATCTGTGGGCTCATCCTCAGATTCAACAGGCTTGTCCAGATCATCGGCGACCTCGGCCAGATCGTCAGCGGACAGGGGCAGATCCTCCAGAAGTTCGAGACTATCGCCAGAACCCTGGTCGAGTGTGTCAATCAAATCGTTGATATCCTGAGTCGATTCGGAGCGGGGAGGTGAACAGGATGGAAGATTTCATAAGCTCATTTTTTGCAGCCTTGATCGGATTTGCAATCGGGCACGGCCTTTTTGATCTTGTCGTTTGGCTTGTGAGCAAAAGCCGCATCAAAAGCACCCCAGAGCAGGAGAAAAGAGAGAAAAGCTAAGAGCATAGCAAGAATTTTCAAAAAAGACTGCCAACCAAATAAGAAATCCCAACTAAGCGAAAAAATGAAACCCAATGATAGCGAATATACCAGAAGGCTCCACCAAAACTGGGCCTTAATCAACTTCGGAGAATATGTACCCTCCGTGGGCTCTTTGGAATTGCTGGAAAGACCATTTTTTATCAACCGATAAAGTGCTCCAAGTCCAGCAACGATGATTGTGATAAGGACATCGTAAATAATATCAGAAATCAAAAAGATCAACCCCTTTCGATGGGATACTACCATATTTGAGCACGGCTTTGCAAGCGTAGTGCAAACGCAGCCGGGTGTACAAAGGAGGTGAAAACCGATGGATGAAATCAAAACCCAGGCCGAGTCGACACGGATCGCCGCGGGTGAGTGCCCGTTTTGCGGGAAGATCTACACGCTGCCGCTGTATATCGACGCGGAGACCTATGCCGAGGCCAACGAGTGGGCGGCCCAGAAATGCGACTGTGACGACGCCC